GGAACCGTTGCTGGAACACCCGACTTAGTCGAGCGTCACCCATTGGCGGACATAACGAACACGGTTGTGCACCGTGTCGAGTCCCAACTGTCGGTCACTGCTTGTTAGCAGCGAACGCAGGACATGACTCCAGTCATCAGTTTCGTACTCGACGAAACTGGGCCTAGGCACCACTATTCTATACTGCCGTATGTGATACCTCGGTTTCCCGGGTATATCATAACGACCGTGTAGGCGGGTGCGCCGGCCATCTGGCTTGGTAACCATCGACGGATTATCCGTTAACGCAACCCCCGAAAGGGTTTTGTCGTGGATAACACCGCCTAGTTCCAATTGCTGCACATACTGCAACCATGTAACCTTCCTTCCGGAAGGCTGCATGATGATAGGGACGCGAGAGCGTCCATACCATAATTGTAGTAGTTCGAGGAACCAGCCATTGTCTGTCAATAATGGGGACTCTAGCATATTATTGCTAAAGGCCATTAGAGACATCAAGGACTCGTTATCGTCATCAGGATTCATCCTTAGGCGAACCGGGGTAACCCGACAACCATAGATGAATTCTTCCCCACAAGACTCCCGAAAGGGACCTCGTGAGAAAGACTTATTGACGTTGACCCGAAGGCCAACGGCAGTAAGCACCTGTATCGCATCCGACGTCATGAACGTCGGAACGACGATATCGTCGCCATAAACCAAGATCTGCTTTCTGGCAGATTTGGGGGCAATGGCAGTCAGTAGTGCCCATATCGTCAATGCCATTACGGGGAAGCAAACAGCTGACCCCATTGGTGCATGTTTCGATAGGGTAACCAAACGACCATCCGGTAGCTTGGTCCGTGCACTTCGACAAGCACACAACGCCTCCCCCCAGTTTGGGGGGAAGAGCCGCGTGACTACGTCGAGGCGCAACAGATCCGAAGCATCCTTCAGGTCCAGCGTTGCGAGTTTCCCCGCAACAGAGCTGTCCGTATCGACATGCAGATGTCGTTTACGGAGATACTCGATTGTCTCCTGGCGTCGCCGAGTGGCGATGTCGGTAAAGACCGCGTTCTGGAGATGCATGGCTGCATCTTCGGTACTAGCGAGATCGTCTTGCGACACCTGATGGAAACCATCAGGATCGAACTCTTCACAGTGAAGAGCAGCGATGATCTTATCGGTATTTATATGTCTATCGGGCAGACTCACGTCCGACCCGACAAACGCAGCAATTTGGTTATACCCTTGACGCGTGAAATTCACGCGCCCACGGGTGAGGTAGTGCGCCTCCATAGTCGAGTACAACTCGGCCATGAGACCCTGCTGTATCCACATCGTTTCACGAGGCTCGCAGCTAATTAGCCGCGGCCCGCGTGAATCTTTGGGGACTAACAGAACCTTCGCACAGGGATCAACCGATGGTTGACGTAAATACTCGTCTAGCTTATCACAAAAGTGAGTAGGCGAGACAAAGTAATACTCTTCCATTGGCCAGATACGGTCGATTTTCGACACGTACCTGGGTTCTGCGAAACGAGCACGGAGTTCCGTGCCGCACGCAGACACACCAGACCCATGACGCGGTGATATCTCTCGGGGATCACTCCCCGATAGAACACGACGTATGAGTCGACTGGCCTTATCAAGCACGGTACCTAGGTCCGTCTGACAGCGTTTTACGCTGCCACCCGGAATGTCGGTTGACCATGTATTGATATTACAGGCCTCGTCCAGCGAGGTCGATGCCATTACTCGTTCGTTTTCCACGAACGTGTTAAGGACGTCAATCTCGGACTGTGGGGTGTGACCACCCTCAATCTTGGTGAAAACAGCACTGAGCTGATTCACACAAGCGACTGCATCCACGCTCACTATAGGCAATATGCAACCATCATCTGAGAAGATGAGGCGCATAGCACCATACAGGAAACGTGGGAGGACACTGTTCTTCTTTGCTCCGAAGCCAGCGCACCGCTCATATCTTCCATTACCTAATCCGGTAAGGAAGGCAGAACGGTAGGCGTGTAGTCTTCGGGCATAGAACTCAGGTCCCTCGCCCTCCATTCGTCGATTAAACGTGTTAACGTCGCTTTGACAAATGTAGGACGACCAGCGGTTATTACGAGCAAGCCCAGCCCAAATGAGCTGGAGGCGATTATTGTTAGGCATATCAGTAGTAGTTTTATAACTCTCTGACATCGCCGCACAACCTTCGCCAATACTATCACACGTACTCCAAATGGGACCGCATACTGATCCACCAACTTCGGCGTGAGCCTTAGCATGGGATCAGGCCGTTTACCTCTCGTTTTCATTTCCATGAATACGAGTATATAGACGGTTGACAATAGTCGCAGAGCGTGCAAGCACGCGCTGCGCTATCTTGAATGTCAACCAATATATCCAGTGGTTCATTGCAGTTACAGAGCTTAAAGCTCTTTGGCAAGCAGTGAAGTCTGGAAGGCAGCGGTGCCAGCCAACGCGAGGAACGTCGCGATGTGGCCCTTAATGTCAGCGTCGCTCGTATAGGGCGAGCGCTGAACAACAAGGTACACGCGATCTTCGTACATTTGCCCACTGGTAGAACCAGGGGTAATATACGTTGCGGTGATATCGACGAGATGTCGATTCACTTTGTTCTTCATTGTCTGGTGCTGGACGGACATAGTCCGAGCAGCCGATGCCGCCAATCCTTGTACAGCGTACGAGGACTTGGATTCGGTATCGTTTTGTTTGGTGAACGTCCAGGCGTATCCGCCGGACCCAACTGTGTATGTGCTCGATAGCATTGGTTTAGCTTGTAAACAGGGTGCGCGCTATTATGCGCGAAACCTGGCAATGTTAGTTGACACTGACACTCGCACGAACACTCACTTGAGTGTTCTTTTGATGCGAGATATCAGCATCTCTATACCCGTTACGCCTTGACCCAGATTGGGTAAAGAGAGTGACGGGATATAGATGTTCGGAATTCCTCCGGGCAAGGTGGTTAATCTTGTCCGCTGATAATCCGTTTTTGAATAAGTCACTCGATCTATAAGACCGGATGAATTAGTCAAAACGCAGTTGCTATTCGTAAGCGGCGTGATGCGCGCTTCCGTATAGCCGGTGGTTGACGTCTTTACAGACGACCAACACCCAGTAGTCACTAACCAGGTAGGATCGGGTTGTACCCGATCAAACTGCTCCAGGAACGTGTCGATAGGTATAAACCAATCAACAACGAACGACTGGGGCGCCGCTGCCCACAGATCTTTTGGCTCAAGTGACAACCCTAACTTATCGGTTAGGTATTGCAGAGCCAGCGGATCAATAGACGGCAACTTCGTAGGATCAAGGCGTTTTGACACGCCATACACCCACGTTTTAGTTGTCTCCCTGTAAGTGGAACACACTTCGGAGTGACAGCCCAGCGTATCAATGGCATCGCCAGATACGTGGACTATGCGCTCCCTACGTGTTTCCGTGTGCTTGCCCTTGACTGTGAACTCTTTAGAAAAGAGTTCATTCATCTTGGAATCAAACGTACGAACGTAGTTGTGTACGGCATTTATGTCCGCCATAAGCGGGCGAATGCCAAACTTCCACATTAGGTCTGCTCCGACGAGCGCTTGGAGTAATCCGAGCGGACTTCGGGCTTGCTGCTTAATCTCAGCAAGCCAGTCTACTAAGCTACGATAGGAACGCTGCCGCACCGCTCTTGCCGCGGCCCACAAGAAGTGGGCCGGTATGGCTTGATCGATCAGCGCGCGTACTTCTCGTAACTCGTAGCCTGAATTCAGACCTGACAACACTTCGTCAGTCGTCGTTGGAACGCGACTGAGGGCTACCGACGCACCATCAGGTATACCCATGTGAGGATAATAATCCATCACTTGAGCCTGATAATAGGGTGCGAGGGACCCGACCCGAGTTACCTGCAGCTTCCCAAAAGGGAACTGAGGATTCTCGAGTCCGTACGACGCAACAGCAGCATTAGAGCTGACCGACACTTGCGTGTTGGTCACATTTTTAATGCCGCCAGCGGGTCCCGTTTCGTCCGTAATGGACGCACGGTTATCGCTGTACGATCCAAACCCATCAGAGATGGGGTACTGACCGGCACTGTAAGTCCAATTGTTCTTCGGATTCTGAAAAGAACCAGAAATGATTGCTTTAGAGCCAGAGATCGCTGTAAACCCCGAATCGGGGATACGCGATCCTTTCGTACGTATGCGTGTTGCCATAATTAGTGAGCCGACTGTCCCCAC